TCAATCCTCCAGGTCTGGAAACGAGAACGCCCCAGCGATCCGCCTTTGCCACCATGGCACCAGTGCGGTCTCGCAGACGGAGCGCCCCCAGTAAGCGTGGATGATCCGGCCGGATTGCACCGCCCCGACCGAAAGGATGGCGCAGTGCTTTGCCGGAACTCCGCTAGCCATTCGGAAAAAGAGTGCATCGCCGGGCCTCGCCTGGCCTATCGGCACTTCCACGAGGTGACGGCGGGCCGCATCCATAAGCAGGTCACCACCGCAACGTTCGGCCCAGTCCGGTGTGTAAACGGGTGGGCCCTCAGGCTCCGGTCCGCGCACATCGCGCCACACACCTCGCAGCAAACCAAGGCAATCGGCACCAACACCCTTCTTGCTGGCCTGGTGGCGATAGGGCGTCCCGATCCAGCTCCTGGCCGAAACCAGTATCTGTTGCCGGTTCAAGACTGGCGTCCTGCAGCAGGGCCGGCAAGCAGGAAGTCCGTGCCCGGCATATGCTCGAATCCGCGAAAATTCATGACATTGTCGAAGGTGTCGCGACAGGTTGTGAATGTCTGGTCACACGTCTTGCCGGCAATATCGGGGCGATCAGTGTCGACGCCACACCGCGCATCACCGAGAACCGCATCGCACTGGCGCGTGTAGGCCCTGCCAAGCAATCGCGAAAAGTCAGCCTTGAGTGACACGAGTTCAGCTGAAAAGCTGCTGCCATCGTATTCCACCTGACCGAGACGCCCCGACCAGATGTGCGCGATACGCTCCAAGGTCCTCCAGTCGGCCCTGAACACGTCCACAGACGCGCCGTCCCAAATGCCGCCAGACAAGTCGTGCGAAGTGATCGCATCGGTTTCAATCGCGCCCTCCACCTCAGCGCGCCCCGGCGCAAGATCTGAGGTGAGGGTGAACCGGCTGGACTGGATCAGGGCGCCAGGCAGGTAGGTCTCATTGTCAATTTCCAGCGGCTTGTCATGCTCGCTCAGGCGCAGGACATGGCCGTCGGTCCTTGTAAGCACCCAGCACTGGCAGGTTGTGCTGGTCGACGAGGCCGACGCATCGAAGAGAACTGTCATGGATTGGCTCCCAACAGCTCGACGAGTTCAACTTTTGCGATCCGGCCCGATGAAACACCTTCAAGGCTCGCCTCAATGCGATCGGATGCAAACCGGACCGGGCAATCGAACTCGAAGCCTGCAGATACGGCGGTCCCGCTCGCCGGCGGACTGGCAAACTGTACGATGCCTGCGTCGTGATCGATGGAAACACCTGCGACCTGAACGTCGCCATCAACGGCAACAACGACTGTATCGGGCACAGGCTTCAGAATTCGTCTGTGGACATCGCCATAGGCCTTGATGAGCGGGAACTCGGTCGCAGCGCCGTCTGCCAGTCCAAGCAGCTGGTCTGTCGGGTCTGGCGCCTTGTCAGGGGCACAAGAGCGATCGTCGGTGAAGTCCCGGAAGCGAAACCCATGCAGCGGTCCGCGACGCGCTTCGAAGAAGGCAATCACGTCATGCAGCTCATCGAGCGTCTGTATGGCTCCGCCCACGTCGAAACGGCGTCGTGAAGCCGACCAGACGGCATTTCGCTGTTCACCACCACTTGCGAGGTTGAGGATTTCCGTGCGCCGCTCAGGACCTCCGACCGCGCCGAAGGCGACGGCCAGCGGAAAACGTACATCGTGGAATGCTGAGAGACTCATGCTGCACCTCCCCCGGGCGAAACCACGGCGCGGCACAGAATTTTCAGACGCATCAGCCCCCGAAAATATCGCCGGTCTGGCGGGCGCACAACGTCCGTGTAGACGACATAACGATAGACAATGGCCTGGCCGGTCAGGGCCATGGGGACTCTCTGGGCGGCCGACGCGAGGACATCGACCAGTTCAACCGCACGCCGGCGCCCGCCATCGCGAGAAGCGGTGACAAAGGTCATGCGGTGCATCCGCGCCTCGGCACCGATAAATGATGCGTCCTCGCTCTCTACGCGCTCAAGCGAGGCAAAGGGAAAAAGCTCTCGCTCGGTTTCGCCATCGAAAACGCGCGGCGGCGTCCCGAAGGCAGAGCGCACATCCGGATCGTTTCGCAGGCCAGTCAGCAGTGTGTCGATCAACTCGCTGTCGGCACCGGGTGGCATGAAGACAAACGCACTCACAGCCGCACCCTCCGGTGGGCTGACAGGATTTCCATGACGGCTCCTGACAGATCCATCGCCAGACCCGGGCCGCGAGGTTCGAGATACGTCGAGGCGGCGATCATCCTGATCGCCATTTTCAGGTCGGCCGGTACGTCTTCGGGGGCACCATATCCAGCTTCGAACGTGACTTGGACGCAACCATCGACCGGCACAGGCGGCGCGATGCTCCACGGGCGAAGCAGAAGCCTGCCGCAAGCCAGTCGAAACCGGCCGGTGACATCCTCGTCACCCTGGGCTTCGCTTTTGAGGATCACAGATGCCAGTGATGCCGCCGGCCCGGGAACCAGCATGGCACCGCGACCGGACACCGAGGCAGGCCACCCGCGATAGGTGCGCTGGAGCGTTTGGCGGACAAGCACCTGGTCGAGTTCAGTCTCGACCCTTTCAGTGGCCGCGGCGTTGAGTTCTGCCACAAGCGCGTCTTCGCCATCATGGCCGATCCCGAGATAGTCCTTCAGCTCGTTATCGGGCACAGGAAGTGCGTCCGGCGGCGTGATCACCGTCAGTGTCATGGTCGTTTTCCGTCTGGTTGGTTGCGATCAGGTGGCGCTGTGGGCCGCTACACCATCGCCTTCAACTTGGTGATGATGTCACCGCCCAGCGGCAGGCCGACTTCGCGCAGCAGCACGTCGTCGATACCGGTTTCGGTGTCGCGGATCAGGGTCGCCAGGGCTTCGGCAGCCTTGGTGGTGAATTCATCCTGCTGGGGTTTGGTCAGCGCGGCGGCCTGGCGGATGATGGATATTATGACAGCTTCAATCATTGTGAGGTTCCTCGTTCCGGAAGCAGAAGAACCCGGCCTTTCCGGGTCTTGGAAAGGCCGGGCATTGGAAGGCCGGGCTAGAAGCTCATGACCTTGATCGCATCGAAGTTCTGAACGCCGCCGCCCACACGCTTGGAGGTGTAGAAAAGCACGTAGGGCTTGGCCGAGAAGGGATCACGAAGGACCCTCGAGCCCTGCCGGTCAACGACCAGGTAGCCGCGCCGGAAGTCGCCGAATGCGATGGCCGCATTGCCGGGTCCGATGTCGGACATGTCTTCGATCTCTGTCACCGGATAGCCCATCACCGTGGCCGCTTCGCCGCCGCTTCCGGGTTGCCAGATGTAGCGTCCGTCAACATCCTTCAGCTTGCGCACGACCGAAACGGTGCGGCGGTTCATCACGAAGCGGCCATTGGCACGGAACTGGGACTTTGGCGCGTAGATCAGGTCGATCAGCTGGTCGGCGGCATCGGTGACGGTGAAGTCGCCCGGAACCGATCCGATCTGGCCCCATCCATGGCTCGCATCATCAACGATGGTGTAATCGAGAAGCCCCTTCGGCTTGCCCACTCCATCCCCGTTGATGAAGGCCGCGCTTTCCTGGGCGGAAAAGGCCACCTCGACCTCATCCGCCAGCCAGGCATCAACGTCCGAATAGGAGTCCTCCAGCAGCGTCTGGGTGGCAGCCGGCATGGCGTAGAGCTCGCCCGTGGGAAAGTCGAGAAGTGCGAGGCTCGGCGAAGCTGTCTCCGCGCGGGCATCGGTCTCACCAGCCCAACTCGCAGCCGCACCAAGCCCAACGGGCTTGCGGTAGACACCTGCCGATGTCTGGCGCACCGTGGCGATCGCGCGCATGGGTGATGCGGCCTGCAGCCTCGCCTCAATCAGGCGATCGAGTTCAGGTGGGGCAACATAGCCGCCCTGGTCATCGGTCCCGGTGTTCAGCGACTTGGTGTCGAGACGCGCAAGCCCGCTTTCGTCGCCGCTGCGAAGATAGCGCTGCCAGGCCTGGGTGTGAGCATTGTCCTCATGGGCTGCGGGAGCATTGTCGGCATGTGGGCCGGCGGCCTTCAGGCTGAGCGCCTCCAGGCGCCGGTCAATGCGCGCGAGCCGTTCGTCCGTGAGAGGGTCTGCGGTGCCGCGCTGCTCGACTTCCGCCAGACGGGCATCATTGGCCTGTTTATAGGCCTCGAAAGCGGCCATAATCTTGGCGTCCCCCGGCGCGACGGCCGGAGACATCTTGGTTTCTTGGGTCATGGGAACTCCTGTTTGACCAGTGAAAGTGTCAGGCCGCCCGACTGCGCTTGGCGGGGACGCCAAAGCGCGCCGCCGTCTGCATCGGATGGGCCACAAGGGAAATCTCGACCAGTTCGAGATCAATGAGGTCACGGCCTTCGCCGACGCGCGGCCTTGCCAGCCGCGGGCGAAAGCCGATGGAAAGCCCGTCAAGGCCACGATCGATCAGCGTGATCGCGCCGGCGGACTCCACAAGACCCCTGACAAAGAGGCCGCGGCCATCCTCGATGAGCCGGGTCCAGCGCCCGACACGGGCCGCGGGTTTGTGTTGCAACAGCATGGGTATCGACACCCCGCCTCGCAGCGACCGCGAAAAGGCACCCGCCCGGACACAATCGCCAATCTGATCCGCCTGGCCAAAGACGGCGGCATAGCCCTCGATCAGCACCGCCCGGCTCATTCATCCGCCTCCAGCCGGGCCTCGATCCGGTCGAGCTGGTCGCCAATGGCCTCGACACGTGTTTCGAGCCGGGCGAGCAGGACATGGTCTTCCTGGGACGTCGGCGCAGCGCGCTCCAGCGCATTCAGCCGCTCGGCCATGCTGCCGGCCCAGATGAATGCCGCGGCCAGCTGCATGCAGATCGCGAAGATGAGCCCGTAGGTCAGGCGCCTTTCAGGTGTCTCGCCCTGGGAGGTCATGCCGGATCTCCGTCCAGCGGCGGCAGTCCCGCCATGGCGCGCTTTTCATTCGACGTAAGAAAGCTTGCCTTTTCGAGACGGGCAAAAAGATCGGCACGTTCAACCGCCAAGGCCGGCACCGCGTCCACCACGCAGCGCAGGTGGCTTTCATCCGGAAAACGCGGAACCAGCCAGTTCGACAGCGCCTTGGCCACACGCTCAGCCAGGGGCAGCACCGTCATCTTCCAAAAGGCAGCATTCGCCTCGCGATAGTTCGAATAAGTGTTGTCACCGGGAATTCCGAGCAACATGGGCGGCACGCCAAAGGCCAGGGCGATCTCGCGGGCGGCAGCATTGCGCGCGGACTGGAAGTCCATGTCCGCGGGCGAAAGCGACATCGGCTTCCACTCCAGCCCACCTTCGAGCAGCAGGGGCCGTCCCGCATTGCCGGGCCCGGAATGGGTGCTTTCCAGCTCTTCCTTGAGCCTCTGGAACTGTTCATCGGTGAGGTGCGCGCCGTCCTTTCCGTACACGAGGGCGCCAGAGGGGCGGGCCGAATTGTCAAGGAGAGCCTTTTGCCAGTCAGCCCCGCCCGAGTGCAGGTCGAGCGCCTTTCGCGCCGGGCTGAGCGGGGCCAGTCCATAGACATCATCTCCGGGATGGAACAGCTTGACGTGCAGCACAGGCAACCAGCCATCGACGCTGCGCTCAATGCGCCGCCGGGTTCGCCCCACTTCATAGGTCCACCCTTCGATCCACCCATTATGGCCGGTGATCGCCTTCATCCTGTCCGGGCGAAGGACAAACAGCGCACCGGGTGGCTCGTCATCGGCAAGCGTCACGGCTTCGAGATAGGCATTTCCGGAAATCTGGAGGTGGGCATGGAGCGACTGCAGCAGGCTGGCCCCATCCATGTCCGGCAGGGGACGGGCCAGGAGACGCGACAGGGCGCCGTCCCCGGCATCGATCGGGACGCTTGCAGCCGCTTCTGCAACCATGCGGACACACCGGTATGCAACCGCGTTCGCGAGATACCCATCCCGCATCAGCGCGCCGGGGCTGCGGCTGCCCCATTGGGGATGGCCCAGCTGGGACAGCGCGATCAGAGGCGAGACGGCGGTCTTTTCTTCCGCCGTGCGAGTGAAGGGCCAGGCCATGGGCATCGCTCCGGTGTCTTGGGTGGATTTCGACAATGCCTGTTTCTAACCCACCGCTTTCCCCGGTCGGATTGCCAGGCAGCGAAAATGAATGCTCTCAACCCACTAGCCACGAAAACTCATGGAAAAGCTGAACCCTTTCCGCGCCTCCGGGCAGCAAATGCGCTGGCCACGCCCGGAAAACGCCGATAGTCACGGGGCTTTCGGAACCAGTTGGAGAGGACAAGAATGTCCGGAAAGATCATTTCGATTGCCAATTCGAAGGGCGGGGTCGGCAAGACGACGACGTGCGTCAGCCTGGCTGAGGCATTCGCTGCAGAAGGGCGCCGCACACTGGTCGTGGACCTCGACATGCAGGCCAACGCATCCATGATCATCTTTGGCCGGGGCGGGGACGAACGGCTCTATGACTCGATTTCAAGCCAAAAGACCGTCACCGACTATCTCGACGAGAATTTCTTCGGTGAACGGCTGATGCGCCTTGAGGAATTCGTGACCCCGCGCGCCAGCGATGTGACCCATACGGGACGCACACTGGACATCTCGCTGGTGGCCTCATCACCAGGCCTCCGACGTACGGAACGGGCCCTGATTTATGAGCTAACCTCCCAGGGCTACTCCATGCACGCCATCGAAGGCCGCGTCGGCCAGCGCCTGACCCAGGATCTGGAGCAGTTGAAAAAGCAGTTCGATATCATCCTGTGCGACTGCCCGCCGGGAATCTCGGCCATGACAGAGACCGTACTGGCCATTTCAGACCTGCTGATCGTGCCCACCATCCCCGACTTCATGTCGACGCTGGGCCTTGACCTGTTCATCGGCGACGTGGTCCCACAGCTCAATCGCGACGCCGGGGACGGCACACCCTATGTGCTGGCCACACGGTTCACCTCGTCAGATCACCAGAGAATCGTGCTAAATGCGATGTTTGAAGGCGCAGAGAGCGGGGAGACCGAGTACTCAATGCTCACGACGATCATTCCCGCAACGCCGGATTTTGCCGTGAACCCGATTGAACTTGGCCATGCACCAACCCTTGCCCAGAAATGGCCAGGTGAAGCCCTGGGCACGCTCGATGCCCTCCACAAGGAACTGTCGGAGCTTTTGCGATGAGTTTGACCGTAGATGGACGGCGCGCCCTGCAAATCATGGTCAGTTCACCGGATGTGTTCCGTAGCATCAAGCCGGACCAATGGTCATCGGCTGCCATAAACCTGGCAAAAAAGCAGCTGACGGCCGGCAAGCAGACCCGCGACGACATATTGCTCATACGCGAGACCCTCGGACGCGACATGTTCGAGAAAACGCTGGACGCACTCAAGCCGATGCATCTCCAGCAGCTGGCCAGGAGGGTCGACAAATCCGTCTCCCCCGCCGAAATCCGCAACGGGCCCCTTGCCCTCAAGCATATCCGAAAAGTGCTGTCCGAAGACTGGCAGCAACAACCCGGAGACGTGAAGGAGCCCGAACCGGTCAGCGATGCGCCCAAATCAAATCCCTACATCGGTCGCAAGGCCTTCAGGACGGGTCGCTAGGACGAAGATCCTCAATCCTAGAGCCTGCGCATTTGTGGCAACTGTCCCGGGTCGCCCGTCTGCATGAGCGACCAGACCGCCCAGACAAGGGCGTCCATGCGGTCCGGTGATCCCGACTGGGATGTGGTGCCGAAGGACAGGAGTTCGCGCTCAAGCTTTTCGAATTGCCCGACATGGCTGACGAGGCCCTGGGCATAAAACGCGCTGACGGGAATGGCCCGCCCCCTCTTGTCCAGCCGGGCATGGACCAGCTTGATTGGCACCCTCGCGCCCGCCATGCGAAGCACCTCTCGCACCATTTCACCGCCCTGATTGGCTTCAGCGATGATCTGCGCCGCACCCACCTGCTCGGCCAATGCCACGGCCCGGCCGGCCCAGTCAATCGGTTTCAATCCGCGAACACTGCCGTCCGCAAGAACGAAACACTTCGCCGCAAAGCCCCGCACGGATGCGCGCCCGGCCGCCACGAGACCGCAGGCATCGGCTCTCGGACCCACACCGGCTGGCGGGTCAATGGCCACGACGATGTCTTCGAACGTCTCTGGCGGCTCGTCCACCCGTTGGGCCTGAAGGTCGCCGAGTGACCAGAGCGCACCTTCGGTGGGCTCCACGATCAGGCCGTCCAGCTCCTGCTGGGCCAGGGCCCCCTGTCCATACTGGCTGCGCATGACATCCACGAAGCCCGGGGCCAGGTTGGCCGCGTTTTCCTCGGTCGTGGAGCGGGTCAGGACCGTGACGGTGTCCTTCACAAGCCTCTTGATCAGCCTGGAAGGCCGCGGCGTGGTGGTCGCGACCGCCCGGGGGCGATCGCCCAATCGCAGGCCAAGCTGCATCATGTCCCAGGCGGCCCCCTCACCGGGCCAGGCGGCCAGCTCGTCGCACCAGGCCGCACCGAATTGCGGCCCGCGCAGGCTCTCGGGCTCACCGGCCGAAAAGGCGTGCACCTCAGCCCCGTTCGGAAACACCAGGCGACGGCGGGACACCTCATAGGTCGGGATATCCTCACCCGGTGGGGGCGCAACGGCCCTCAGCCCGGAAGGGCCCTCGACCATCACCTCGCGCACCTCAGCCAGCGAACTTCCCACGATGGCGAGGCGTCCGACCCCGCCAAACCGGGCGGCAAAACACAGCCACTCCGCGCCGGCCCGCGTTTTGCCTGCACCCCGCCCGCCGAGAAACAACCAGTTGCGCCAGTTGCCACCCGGCGGTTTCTGGCTCGCCCGGGCCTCGGCGAGAAAGGGCACCTGCGCCGCAATGGCGGCAGGCAGGGCTGCGCCGTCAGACCAGTCCTTCCAGCCTGGGCGGGTGTCGCTCGGCAATGTGTCGTCGGCAGGCTCGTTCATCGCGCCAGTATCGGCGAGCCTGCGACCCGGTCGAATACGCCGCCGCTTGTCCCACATGGGAGCGAGCGCGGTTGCACCCGGCACATTCACACAGGACCGCCACAGTCAACCAATCAGGAAGACACACACCCGACCCGCGCCAAACCGATTGACGCACTGAACATGGGCAAAACGATACGCAGTCCCTGACCACCCAGCGTTCCAACCGCCAAGGGTCCGGTCTGGACAATCGTTTTCATGGTGCCGGCTGAGGGACTCGAACCCCCGACCCCCTGATTAGAAATTAGAGGAATCACTTTTCGCCTGCGTTCACGGATGATCGCCCGCGACCTTTATTCGACAATATTATCAGCGTGTTGTATGGGTTTTGCGTTCATCGAGAGCCATAACCGTTCATTGCAGTTGGCACGATTTGGCACGAATTTGGCACGAATATGGAGCCTTCCACGGCAAGTCGCTTGAAGCCCCTGACCTCACTTGATGTGCAGCGCCTGACAGAGACGTCCTTTGTGGGTGGCGCGCCAGGATTGGAGTGCGTGGTCTCGCCAGGTGGCACTAAATCCTGGCGCCTGTTTTACCGATTGGCTGGCGCGGGAAAGCGCCGGTCGATGACGCTGGGCCGGTATCCTGGACTGTCGCCGTCGGATGCGCGCAAGCTTGCCGATGAAAAGCTCGCCATGGCAGCGGACGGCAAGGACCCGAAGGCTGAACGGGTCGAGGCCCGGGTGGTATCGGTCCGCAAAGCGGCCGATCACTATCTGGCCTGGTGTGGCTCAAACAATGCGCCGCGCACGCTAGGTGTTTATACCAATCCGCATAGGCTCTGA